GTGCGATATGGAAGTTCAGAATGGTAATGTTGATGAGTATATGGATTGTGAGGATGAAGAATTGGAAGAGGTATGTGAGTGTCCTATTTGTACAGGCAAAGAAGAAGCAATGGAGTTATGTTGCTATTGTGAAGAGTGCATGGAAGAGTATTTGAAAGAATCTATTGGAGAATGTTTAGAAGTTATTTTTGAAGATTCTTGTCCAGAATGTAAGATTGACAGCGTTTTAAAATTGGCATATAAATGTTTGGAGTTAGGGAAACAGGGTACTAGGCAAGATGTTAGGGAATTTTTAGAGGATTAGAAATATAGTTTATATGGTTATATTGTTTGATTATAACTTATATGGTTATAAATTTTAATTTAAATGTTAGATTTTTAATGGGTTTTGTTGAGTTTAGTTAAGTTGAATATAATAAAGTTTTGTGGATAAGTCGATAAATCAGGCAGAAATGTCTGATTTATTTGTTGTCTTGCAAAAATATTGTTTGACTTGAAGACAGGTATTTAGGGTTAGCTCCCCTATCTCCACACCCTGTCTTCTATTTATTTTTAGTGATAATTAGTGTGGAGAGATAAAAATGTGTGGAAAGAAGGAATTAGAGATGTTATTAGAAAATCAAGAGCAAGAAGTAAAGATGAAAAAGTGTAGTAAGTGTGGCAGAGAATTTCCTGCAACAAAAGAATACTTTAATAGTGACAAATATAATAAAGATGGATTAACAAATCAATGTAAAGAATGTAGAAATAAAAAGAAGATGTTTAATCTACCAAAACCTAAAGATGGTTACAAATTCTGTATAAAATGTAATAGAGAATTAGAAATAGATATTAAATATTTCCCTCCAGACAAAATGTGTAAAGACGGACTGAGAAATGTTTGTCGGGAGTGCGGTAAAGATGGGCATTTCATGGATGATGGATATGTACCTAAACATTGGTGGTCAGAAGAAAAAGAAGAATTATTTATTAAAGTATATCCTCATTTTACAAACGAAGAGTTAATTAGTATGTATTTTCCAGAGGAAACTAGTAAAAGTTTAATAGATAAAGCATTCAAATTAGGCAAAATAAATAAAACACTTGAAACGTCTAGAAGAGCAGATAAACAACAAGGGTTAAAATTATCTGGAGATAAAAATTATAATTACGGCAAACATCTATCTGAAGAAACTAAAAGAAAAATGTCAATTTCAAAGAAAGGTAAATATATTGGTGAAAACAATAAATTATATGGTATTCCAAAAACAGATAAACATAAAAGAAATTTAAGTATAGCAAAGTCAAAACTTGCTCGTTGGAAAGGAGATAAAAATCCCAGACATATTAATCCACTTAATGGGGAATTAAATGGACGATGGGCAGGTGGTATAAAAGAACTTTATTATGACTTACGCGATCATCTTCAAGATTGGAAGAAATCTTCTATGGAAGAATGTGATTATAAATGCGTTTTAACTCATGGTGAATTTGATAATATACATCATTTACATAATTTTAAAGATATCGTTCATGAAATATTTAATGAATTAGAGCTTCCTATGCTTAAGACTATAGGAGAATATTCTGAAGGTAATCGAAATATTATATATGATTTATTGTATAAAAAACATAAATATTACGGCAACGGAGTTTGTTTATGCAAACCACTCCACAAACTTTTCCATGATACATATAATTATATGAATAATACTAAAGAACAATTCGAAAAATTTAGTAATAGATATAGGAATTTCGAGTTTGATGATTTATTAGAAGATAAATATAAATATTGTAATGTTAAATTAAAGGAAGTTAGTTAAATATAACTTCCTTTAATTATATTTAAGGAAGTGAAAAATTAAACAATGGCAGGTAAACAAAAAAATAAAAGTCAAGGCAGAACACCTACAGTTAAAAAAGAGTGTGATAACTGCCATAAGGAATTAGCAACAGCTCAATTCTATAACACAAATTCGGTACTATCTGTAGACGGAAAGTTAAATATATGTAAAACTTGTCTTAAATCAATGATTGATATCAATAAAATAGAGACAGTTTATAAAGTTTTGCAACTTTTAGACATCCCATTTCTATATTCATATTGGCGAAGTTCTAAAGAAAAATATCCAGATGATCCTTGGGGCAACTATATTAGGATGGCAAACTCTAAGATAAATGAATTCAAAAATAGTTCTTGGAAAGATAGTAAGTTTGAACCTGAGAGTATTAATCCTGTTAAATTAAATATGAATCAAGCAATGGCACATGAAATACATTTTGATGTCACAAATGAAATGATATTAAAATGGGGAAATAAATATGAACCAGAAGATTATTACGAATTAGAACAGTTCTATAACGATATGCAAAGAACTAACAACATTGAAACAACACAAGATATGATTTATCTAAAGAAATTAGCTATTATTTCTTTAAAAATGGATAAAGAGTTAGAAGAAGGAAACTATGATGAAGCTAAAAAATTAGGTGATTTGTTCTCTAAATATATGGCAGATTCAAAGTTTCGCGCAATGGATAAAACTGATGCAGATAAAACAGGTGGCATAAGAAATTTTTCTACCATTTATTCGGAAGTTGAGAAAGATGGTTTTATACCACCTTGGGAACACTACAGAAAAATTAAAGGCATTAGTCAAGACATTGTTGATAAAACAATTATGCATATTGAAAACTTTACATTAAAACTAAATAAAATTGAGAAAATGATTCAACCTCCATTAGATACTCCAAAGTTAGAACTAGATGAAATTGATACGGAAAATACACTAGATGTTAATGATATTGAAGTAGATATTGAAGTAGATATTGAAGATTCTGTTGGAGTTGATCAATAATGGCTTCATATAGTAATTTTAGCAAAAAAAACAGAGCAACAAAAGATAGTAATACGTTTTTAGATCCACAAAAATCAGAAACCAATAATATTAATAATCTACAAATAAAAAGTTTTGAAAATGTTAAAGAACAATGGAGAGAATTATGTAGTTACTATCGTTGGTATCCGGATAAATTTCTTGATGCAATATCTTCACCAGATTCAAAAATACAATTGTACTTTTATCAAAGAGTATATTTAAGAATAATGATGCGATATAGAAAAGTATTTCTAACTGCAACAAGAGGAACATCAAAAAGTTATCTTCAGAATTTAGCTTTTATTTTAAAATGTATTATGTATCCCAAAACAAAATTATTCACATGTGCTGTTGGTAAAGAGCAAGCTGCCAAAATTACTGCTGATAATATAAATGATATTCTTGATCACTATCCTTTACTAAGAGGAGAAATAAAAACTTTTATTGAAAATAAAGATTATACTAAATTAATTTTCAATAATGGGTCAAAATATGACGTTGTACAAATGAAGGATAGCACCCGTGGGGGCAGACGTTATTCTGGATGTGTGGAAGAAATTTCAGATAAAAAGTTTGATGGTGCTATATTAAACGCTGTAGTTATTCCTTTAATGGCAAATGACCGTCCTGCAATGAATGGTATTGTAGATCCAAATGAAATTCGTAAGTGTGAAATATATATAACTACAGCAGGAACACAACAACAATTTGCTTACGAAAAAATGTCTGAAGTGTATCAAGATATGCTTAATGGAAAATCAGCTTTTTGTTTAGGAAATTCATATGAATTACCATGTATGTATGGTCAGTTAGATATTGATTTTATTGAGGAATTAAGAGAATCACCAACATATTCTATAATGGATTTTATGCGAGAATATCAAAGTATATGGACTGGTTCATCTTCTAACTCTCTTGTTTCAGACGATAAACTTCAAAAATGTAGAGTGGTTGGGGTTGCAGAGTGGGAACATTGTGGAGATGAAAGAGTAGAATATTGTCTTGGATATGACGTTAGTAGAAATGAAGGAAATGAAAATGCTTTGTCTTGTCTTGTAGTGGTAAAAATTACTCCGAAAGACAATGGTGATTATGTAAAAGAATTAGTAAATATATTTTCTATGGAAGGACAACATAGTTTACTTCAAGCGAAATTTTTAAAACAAAAAGTAAAAGAATTTAAAGCAAAAATTTTATGTATAGATGCGAATGGATTAGGAGTTTCGGTAGTGGATCAGTTGGTTCTTGATTTAGATGATGGTAATCCACCTTATAGTGTAATTAATGATTCTGACTATGATAAATATAAATTGGAAAATAGTATACCAATGGTTTTTGCACTTAAATCTCAAAATAAAGAAACTAGAAATAGTGATATGATAAACCATTTCATGCAAGTTTTTAATAAAATGGATATCGGACTATTAAAAACAGAATATGAAGGTATAAAGTCTTTAGAGAAAAAACTTAAACATAAAATTAAAGATAGTGAAGAATTAGCAAATGCTCAAATACCATATGTATTAACGAATAATTTATGTGAAGAGATTATGAATCTCACTTATAAACAAGCAGGGAATGAAACTAAAATTGAAAGAATTTCAAGATCAATTCAAAAAGATAAGTTTTCGGCGTTATTGTATATTTTGTTTTGGATTTATTTAGAAGAAAGAAAAAATAAACAATTTAAAAATAACACAACCCTCGACATCTCAAAATTATTCTCATTCCGTAAACCCCAAATCCGTAAAAGATAGGTGGTGAAAAACTATTGACTGAACAAAATGAAAATAATAATAATTTTAATAACACAAATTCTAATAATACAAATATAACAACTGAAACAATTGCAACAAATGTTCCTTTATCAAAAGATGATTTGCAGTTTCAGAAATTGATGCAAGCAAATTTTGCACAACTAGCAAAATTAGTACGTCATGATTTTAATGAAAATAAACAAGTAGAATATGCTTTTTACAAGAATTTTAATCGTGATAAGGTGCAACAATGGCTTTCTAAACCA